AAAATGGATGATCTCATCGGCCGGGATCCGGATCCTTTTCCGCGGAACGCTGTTTAAAAGGTCCGTCGGATGGCGGTCCCAAAACCAATATGCGACCGGGCGCGAATAGGCATCGATCTCGACGCCGAGGCGGATCTCGTTCGTCCCGACGCCGGGAGCTTGGAAAAACATATGATCGAGGAGGTCGGGGTCGAGGACCATCAAAGCAAAGCGATATTTATTCGCCTTGAAATTGCGGATTTTGCGGACCGTAAACTCGCCGTCGACCGCGACCGACTTAATCAGGAATTGCAACAGCGATACGAGCGTGTGCTTGCCGTCGACCGATACATCGTTCGCCCAGTCATCCCACGCGGCCGCGATTTTCTTATTGATCGGGACCGCGAGCTCGCCATTGTTGTTACGCACCCGCGCGCGCAATTTAAAGCCCGTCGGACCGACCACGTTGTTTGCGAGGAGCTTCAAATATTTCCGTATCAGCGGATGATTGCGCCGCATTTCCCGAGCTCGAGCTCGGAGGCGCAGAAAATCGTTATACATTTCCTGGTCGGCGGCGATCGGGCTCGCGACCCAATCCCACCAAAGCCGGGACATTTCGGCGCCCTTGAACATCGAGCGGCGCGCGGTACCGGCGACGCGGGTCAAGAATTTGCCGGCCGCGGCGAGTCCCCGCGCGAAAACGTTGCGTCGTTTCATGGGTAGCGCGTGCGTCCTTGATTCCAGGGATACGGCGCCGTCCCCTTTTCGACGGGTAGCGAGAACTCGCCAGGAACGCCGACGCGGCCCGGGTTGCGCTGCCGGTATACGATCCATTTATAACCGCCGATCATGTCGCGGAGCTCTTGCGTCGAAATCTTGGTGAGCTGCCGGCCGGCGATCGAGTAAGACTCGACGGCGCCGCCGGTTAAGCGCGCCGCGAGCGCGGTCTGCAGTTGACCGAGGATTAACTCCTCCGGCGAGACAAAATCGCCGGCGCTCGCCGTCGCGACATTTGGCGAGACCATGATCCGGCCCGTCCCGACGTCATACACCTCGGCCGGCGAGCCCGAGGTCGCGGTGAGCCGCTCGACGATCGTATAAGGGAGGGAAGCGCCGCCCGTAGGGTTGAGCGCCGCGGTATCGGCCGCCAAAAGCACGACGTGGAAAGTTTGCCCGTCCGGATCCGCGATGATCTCAGGCGAGCCGGAAATCGATTTGACTACAGCGCCGGCGAAGTAAATCCCGAGCGTCCATTGTGTGTTGTTGTAGTCGCGAAAGACGCGGTCGACTTTATACGTCGCGCCCGCTGTGAGGAACGTCGGCCAGCATGTCGGGATGCGCGGCTCGGCGAGAGTTGTCATTGACGCGAGAGGGTGCGTCAAACCCTCCGCGTTATCAAGGCTTTAGACGCAATCCGTGATCGATTGCGGGTTTTGCTTTCGCCTCCGCTGTTGGTTTGTTATTTTTTCCACGAGTTGAGCCAGCCTTTCCCGCGATAGCCGGTGATGAGACTTTGCGGCCTCGAGGGACGCGGCGGGGGGATTGGCGCCTCCTCGGTCGGCGCCGGCGCCGGCGCTTTCTCATCGAACACGGTCGACAAGTCGATCGCGTATTGCGCGAGACGCTTGACCGTCTCGCGGCCGAGCGTGTAGAGCGCGGCGAGTGCGTATACCTCAAGATCGAGCGCCTCGTTTCGCTCTCGAGTCTTGACGTACTCGCGCACCACGCCGACGCCTTTTTTATATCGCTTGATCGCCTTCTCGCTCGTGAGCTGCTCGAGATACTCATCGTCGACCCACGCGGGAATGTGCATGTAACCGCCGCCGGGCTGCAATATGTGCATCCTCGAAAAGAGCGTGTCCTTTGCCGTGTCGACGCCGATCGGCCAAAGCCGGCATTTGTAGCGGTTTTTATTGCTCGGCCGGCCGAGGATCTCGCGCCCGGTCCCGCCGACGCCCTTGATCGCGTTCACGCGCTGCGATTGTCCGCCGATGCGCCGCGATGAGCGCGCGACGCAAAATTTATAGACCATGTCGGTATGCAAGCCGCCGGAGTCGACGGCGATCGCGCGCATTGCCATCTTGCGGCCGCTCTCATGGTCGAACAGTTGGACGAGCTCCTTATCGAGCTCGAGCCATGTCGCCTCTTTCGCCGGATCCCCGTCGACCTGGCCGGTCGCGATTAGCCAGGATTGCTCGCCGGCGCCGTAACCCTTGCAAGCCCACTCGAGGCGATCGCCTTGCACGTCGACCGAGCCGACCAGGAGCCCAACGCCGTGCGGAACTTCCGCGGCGTAATTCTCGAGCCGCTTTTTTAGATCGCTCGCGTCGAATGCGTCGCCGCGCTCCTCCCACGTCTCGCCGAGCTCGGTATTTATAAACGTCTTGAGTTTGAGCGGCTCTTTTTTTGCCTCGAGAAAATCGTTTGCGAGCTGGCGCCAGGATTTCCAGCCAAGCGGGGAGTACAGGCTCGAGAGGTGAAACCCGACGACGCCGCGCGTATTGCCGGCCGCGGTCGCCCGCCATTCGCCGCGCTCGAGCATCTGCGTTTTAAATCGCTCCTCGATCATCACGCCGCAGGCCTCGCACAAGAGCGCGGCCAGGTCGGGAGCATCCTCCGGCCATCGGATATTGGTCCAGCGCATCCAATCGAAAAAACCGCAATGAGGACACGGCACGAAATAGCGCCGCTGATCGCTCGCCAGATACGCCGCCTCGATCCTCGAGAGCCCCTTAATCGTCGGCGTCGAGCTCATGTAGATTTTGCGGCGGTTGCCGAAAGTCCCGGTCCGCTTTTCGGCGAGCGAGACCGGATCGCCTTCGCCGTCGACGTCAGGCGGATAGCTGTCGACCTCATCGAGAAAAAGATTGCGCACGGGCATCGAGCGTAAGCCCGCCGCGGAATTCGCGCCGCCGAGGATCAAGATCCCGCCCGGGAATTCTTTTTCGAGCTGCGTGTTTCCGCTGTCGCGCTCGCGTGAGGGTTTGATTTTCCTCGCCAAGGCCTCGACGTTTTCGAGCATCGGCGCAATGCGCTGTTTGCTGACGCGCTTCGCCGTGTCGACGGTCGGCTGTACCAAGAGCGTCGGACCTGGCGCGCAGTCGATCACATAGCCGAGCCAGTTAAGGCCGGTGCGGGTTTTCGCGACCTGGGAGCCGGCCATCCAAACGACGCGCGTCGCCGGATTTTGCGGGCTCAAGCACTCGGCGATCTCGCGCACGTACGGCGTGCGCGCGGTGCGAAAGGGTCCCGACTCGCTCGAGTCGACGCTCGAGAGCACGATATTCGCATCGGCCCAGTCGGAAATAGAAACGATCGCGTCGGTTTTCCATCCGTCCGACCAGCCGAGCTCATACGGGTTTTGCGTTTGCAATGTCATTGCACACCCGGCGGATTTCCTCGCTCATGATCCGATGCACCTCGAATTGATCGGCCTCGCCGGCGAGCACTGGCGCCAGGCGGTCGGGCATGGATAGCAAGCTATCTCGAGCGGTGCGCGCGGCGTTGAACGCGGCAATGCGGACCGCCTCGGCGGCGATGAGCTCGCCCGTCTGTTTTTTGTAATCGATCTCGGCCAGGCGCGATAAATACATTTCCCGCGTCGCCCGAGCGGCGCCGTACTGCGTTCGCGAGCCCAAGGCCTCGATCGCCGCTTTTTTTTCCGGATCCGTCTCGGCGATTTCGCCTACCTCGAGGCCCTCGCCAGGGTCGGCCGCGCCGCCGTTTGCCTCGGTCGAGGGTCCGATCGGCGGCCGATTGAGTGCCAGTTGCCCGGGGTTTGTATTGGCCGGCCAGTCGCGATCGGCGGTCGTTACGTTGACTTTCCCGCCCTCGAGCGTGATCCGGCCCGCTTTCGCCGCTTTCGAGACCGCCATCGCGGAAACGCCGCGCCGGCGAGCGTATTCGCGCAGGCTGACGAGCTCGTCAGCCATCGCCGCGCCCTAGTCGCTTGACGACCTCCTCGAGCGTATCCGTCTCGGCCGGCAGTATGCAGTCTGCGCAATGCTTATTTTTTTTCTTGTGCTTATCGCAGCCCTTTTTTTCGCCGCGACATGCCCAAAGTTGATACGCCTCGGGCCCTTTGCCGGGCCCGACGTACTCGAGGATCATCGTTAGCGCCTCGCTCACTTGGTGAGGTGTGAGACCGCCCACATAACCGCCTCTTGGCATTTCGTCTTGGCGATCGAAATCTCGCGAGAGCCCGCCTCCTCGAGCGCGTGGATTTTCTGCCAGAGCGCGAGGCCTGCGTCCTTGAGCTCGACCATCATTTTTTTCTCCTCGTCCGACAAAACGCGGTAGGCGTGCCGCATGACATTGCCGCCGGCGTCGGTCGAGTTGACCGTCCGCGCGTCGCTCTCGGCGGCGACGGTTGCGGGAGCTGCAGCGGCCGCGGCCGCCGCATCTGCAGGGGCGGCAGCATCGAGGCCGGCGATCGGCGGCCGGGAGGGAATATTTAGCTCGGTTGTCATTGCGGGACCTCTTTCGGTTTTGGTTACGGGAACGGTTAAGCGGCGGCGCGCGGTCGCGTCGAGCTGATCGATCGAATGGAGTTAGCGGAGCTGAATGACGACGGCCGGCGGCCGCGTTGCGGGCGAGCTACAGCCCTCGCGC